AGAGCGGGCGCCTTACCAAAGATAGTAAGGGAAATTTATATAATCCATCAAAAGTATGCGGGAGATCTGTACGATGTGCCTGTATCAGTATAGCCGAAGATGTTTTAAAAGAGTCTGAATTTGTGGCTGTGGAAGATACAGAATTACCTTTTAAGTAAAGGGGTTACATTTTCTTGATAAAGAGTTACAGCTTTTTGCAGGAGATTTGTAACCGAAGAATGTAGGTTTTATGCGGCTTTGAGAGGTGAAGTTACAAAGTTACAGAAGTTACACTATTTTTATACTATACACGTAGGCACATATATATTTCTGCAGAATTGATATTTTTATATGCAACGCACGTATGAGGGAAAACACTTGTAACCTTGTAACTTTGTAACCCAGTGCGAAAAACATAGGAAAATCAAGGGATTGAGCAGTGTTAAAAGGTTACAAACTACTGTAACCACTTGTTACCATCGTAACGGATTGGAGGAATAATGTCAGAAGTGAATCTGTGTGAGTATCGATCTTTACTGGATCGTTTAAAGCGAAACAAGGAGAACGTACCTCCGGAGCTTCTTACAACGAAGTATCGGAAATCATTTGATCAGCTAAAGGAAGAGATTAGGTCTAAGACGAAAGAGATCCTTCAGGATATAGTGCTTAGTGGTCTTCAGGTTGAGCGGATCCAAGCAAATGAGAAATACATAGAGATCAATACAGTGATCAGGGAATCCGGAATCTTGGAAAAGGTAAGCCATGTAGTTTTCCACCAGCAGGATGCGGATCAAGTGCTGGAATATGCTGGTCAGCTGCGGGAGATAGTTCATCGGATTGTGAAGGGGTGTGAAGAGAATGCCAGCTAAAAATAAAGCCAGTGCTCCTCAGCAGGAAAAGATTTATCTCTGCTCTATCTGCGGCAAGGATATCCATGGTGAGCACGTGTACATAAAAACCAGGCGACGGAGTGAGTTACGCATACATTTTGAGTGTATGCCAGGAAAGGGAGAAAATCATGTGGAAAATTAAGATTATATACAGCGATAAAAGCAAGATCACATTAACAGGGAAACACAGAGATATTCCGTTAGTACTGGCCCTGCATTATCATAACCTGTATGTGAAGGGTAGATGTTGCGAAAATACATACCAACAGTATCCTAAAAAAGATTATAAGAAATTGAATCTGGCGCAGAAGATCGAAGAGTTGGTAGCTGAGAAGGGGGACTAAAATGGCAGAACAGAATGAAATGGAGAAAATCGTCACTCCTATGATGGAGGATATATGCGATCAATTATGCAAGCATCCGTACAGGGTTAAGAATGAGGAGGCCATGGAGGAAATATGTGCAGAGTGTCAGATGGGAAAGTATGTGTGCCTGATACTGAATACATACAACGCTGCCAGCCAACTTCAAACCGCGGCGGAGGTAGTCAGGAATGAGTTAATAATGAGGAGTGACTGGTATAGGGCATTAGTCAATTCTATCTATGGTTATCTACATAAAACTGACGGATCACTCCCTTATGACAAGATGGCAGAGGAGCTGGCGGACCGGATTGCTGGAGTTGAGCCGAGAGGAGTAAGTGAATGAAGTCATTATTACATTATCCCGGAGGAAAGAAACGGATCGCTTCCTGGATAATCGGAAATATGCCAGAGCACCATAGTTATTTGGATCCATTCTTTGGGGGAGGGGCTATCCTTTTCGCAAAGTCCCCTTCCAGGATCGAGACGGTAAATGATCTTGACGGTGATGTGGTTAATTTCTTCCGGGTAATCCAAAATCCGGAAAGCTGTCAGGAGTTGCAGCGCTGGCTTACATACACGCCGTACTCCAGACAGGTCTATGAGGAAACCTTCAAGGAAGAGCCTCAGTCCCCGGTGGAGCGAGCCGGATACTTTGCCATCAGGTCCATGCAGAGCCATGGATTTAGACTGAATGGGGATTGCGGGTGGAAGAAAGATATCTATGGCAGAGAAGCCGCCTATGCGGTCCGGTATTGGAATCAGCTTCCTGAAGCACTCGCAGAAATGGCAATCCGGCTTAAAGATGTGCAGATCGAGAACAGACCGGCGCTGGATCTGATCAGAGCCTTTGACCATGAGAATGTCCTGATCTACCTGGATCCGCCTTATGTACTATCCACACGGGGCCGGAAGCAGTACCGGTATGAAATGTCTGATCAGGATCATGAGGAATTGCTAGAGACGGTGATCAGCAGCCAGGCTAAGGTTATGCTTTCCGGATATGATTGTGAATTATATGAGCGGTACCTGAAGGATTGGTATAAACTGCAGATGCCGGCCAGAGCGCAGAATAATCTTAGGCGGGTTGAAACGTTGTGGCTGAACTTTGAACCGGCGGTGCAGATGAGGTTGGAGTCAGAGGCAGGCCGGGAAGCGAGTGCACCGGTGCTGATGTCTGCTACGTAAAACCCGTATTTACCGGAGGAAGGAGAAACAATGATTAGAGAAGTGATACTTAAAACAGCAGGCATGTTTGACGGCTACAATCCGAATGAAAGGGATTATGAGCTGTGGAAATCCATTGCTGAGTATATGGACGGAGAAGCCGCCCTTGTTGTTGACCACTATAAGAAGAACGGAACATTTACATTCCTTTGTCTGCAAGATGAGAAGAGGGACAAAGAGCTTGCCTATATGAGAGAGCAGGACAGTATGGCTGGTTGTTATATTGATGATAGGGATAGGTTTAATGAAGATTGGGACAACGAAGAATATGAGGCAGATGG